TTTAAGAGCAGGTATTGTTGCAGCTGAAAATGCAAATGAGCCAGCAGTATCGAACTTCTTACAAGACTTATTGGGCGCTCATCAGAAAAAAGCATGGATGCTTCGTAGTATTATTAAGTAACTATAAAAAGATATTATGGATATTATTGATGGGTATTTGGGAAACCAACGCCTCAAAAAAGTAGGTGTTGACCTTTCTTATACTCAAGAACAAGTATCTGAAATTGTTAAGTGTACCGAAGACCCGGTATATTTTATTAAAACATATGTAAAGATTGTGAATGTAGACCACGGTTTGGTTCCATTTGATATGTGGCCATTTCAAGAAAATATGGTCAAATCTTTCCATGAAAATCGTTTTAGTATTGCAAAAATGCCACGCCAAGTTGGTAAAACAACATCAGCTGTTGGTTACATGTTATGGTGTGTTTTATTTAATTCAGATTATACCGTAGGTATTTTAGCTAACAAAGGTTCACTTGCTCGAGAAATTTTAGATAGGTTAACAAAGGCCTATGAGTATTTACCAATTTGGCTTCAACAAGGTATCGTTGTTTGGAACAAAGGTAATATAGAATTAGAAAATGGCTCAAAGATATTTGCCTATGCTACATCAGCTGATGGTGTCCGAGGCGGTTCTTATAATTTAATATTCCTTGATGAGTTTGCTTTTGTGCCACACAATATGGCTCAAGACTTTTTCCAGTCAACTTATCCTGTGATATCTTCTGGTCAAACAACCAAAGTTATTATTGTATCAACACCAAATGGTCTTAATCTGTTCTATAAGATGTGGACTGATGCAATTGAAGGACGCTCAACTTATAAAACTGTTGAAGTCCATTGGTCAATGGTACCAGGTCGAGACCAGGCTTGGAAAGAAGAAACAATACGGAATACTTCTGAAGAGCAGTTCCGACAAGAATTTGAAACAGAATTTATTGGGTCATCCGCTACATTGATATCGGGTGCCAAGTTAAGAAGTTTGGCCTTTCATAATCCAATATCTTCAATTGAAGGTTTTGATATATATGAAGAACCTATACCAGGGCATCTTTATATAGCAACAATTGATTGTGCCGAAGGTGTAGCACTTGATTATTCAACGATTAATGTGATAGATGCCACACAAACGCCCTATAAACAAGTTGCTAAATATAGGAATAATAAATTACCTTTATTGTTTTTTCCAACAATTATTTATTCTATTGGAAAGAAATACAATGAAGCCTATGCTTTGATTGAGACTAATAATATTGGTCAACAGGTGGTCGATATACTACATTATGATTTAGAATACGAAAACATCTATAAGTTAGAGCATCATCATATTAAAGGGCAGAGTATCTCAGCTGGATTCAGAAGAGCTACTTCTTTTGGTATTAAAACAACCAAGACTGTTAAGAAAATTGGATGTGCTAACTTAAAAACACTTATCGAAAATGATAAGTTAATCATTAATGACTTTGACACAATAGCTGAAATGAATACCTTCTCAAGGGTTCGTGATAGTTATGCAGCTGAAGAAGGTAATAATGACGATTTGGTTATGGGATTAGTTCTATTTTCATGGTTAACGGCACAAGCTTTCTTTAAGGATTCTACTTCCATCGATGTTCGTAAGTTGATGTTAGCAGAACAAAACATGTTAGGTGAAGAAGATTTGGTACCGGTTGGTATAATTGATGATGGAAGACGAGAAGAAATATCAATAGACCGAGAAAATAATGATATTTGGACTGAAAAGGGATATACTTCCTCCTCAACTTTCTAAATAACTAAATAGACTATAAAAGAATTCAACAACAATATATTATTCGTAAAGCTATTATTTAAAGGAGAAATCCAATGGCATTTCAGCTCTCACCTGGGGTAAATGTATCAGAAATCGATTTGACTACAATTGTCCCTTCCGTTCCAACTTCAATTGGAGCATTTGCAGGGCCGTTTGCATGGGGTCCAGTTGGCGTAATAACTACCATATCTGATGAAGTTCGTCTTGCTGATACATTTGGCAAGCCTGATTCAACAGTATATGAATATTGGTTCTCAGCAGCAAACTTTCTTGCATATTCAAATAACTTAAAAATTGTTCGTGCGGCTAATATCGCAACAACAAGAAACGCTGTAGCTAACACAACGGCAGCAGCTGCAGTATTAATTTCAAATGATGATGACTGGTTGAGTAACTACTCAGGCGGTGGTGTTACACGAGGTGAATTTGCAGCTCGTTATGCAGGTGCTTTAGGTAATTCACTTAAAGTTTCACTTTGCGATGCTAACACATATTCTACATGGACATATGCTTCACAATTTTCAACAACACCTAACACTTCAACTTATGTTGCAAATCAAGGTGGCGCTAATGATGAAATTCATATCGTTGTTGTTGATGAAGATGGTAAATTTACAGGTACTTCTGGTACAGTTCTTGAAAAATATGGATATGTTTCTAAAGCATCAGATGCTAAAGACGATTCAGGCAACACAAACTACTATAAAAATGTTCTTGCAAACAAATCAAGATACATACATTGGTTATCACACCCAACAGGAAATACAACAGCTACATACGCTAATGCTTCTTCTAATTGGGGAACTGCATCTTCTGGTGTAGCATTTACAAAACTTGCAGCTAATGTAACATTATCACTTGCAAGTGGCGCCGATGGTACAATTTCAACTGCAAATGTGGTTACTTCTTACGATTTATTTGATCCTGCTGAATCAGTAGATATCAATTTAGTTGTTTCTGGTCCAGCTGATGCTACTGTTGCAATAAGTCTTATTTCAATGGCAGAAACTCGTAAAGATTGCCTAGTATTCTTATCACCAACTAAAGCAAATTGTGTTGATAATGCTAATGATGAAGTTACAGATATTAAAACTTATCGTGACACATTAACAAGCACTTCATATGCTGTGTTAGATTCTAATTGGAAATATCAATACGACAAATACAATGATGTATATCGCTGGGTACCATTAAATGGTGACATCGCTGGTCTATGTGCTCGCACAGACCTTGAAAGAGATCCATGGTTCTCTCCAGGTGGTTTAAATCGTGGTATAATCAAAAACGCAATTAAACTTGCATGGAATCCAACAAAAACAAATCGTGATGATTTGTATGTCAAGGGTATTAATCCTGTTGTTTCATTCCAAGGCGAAGGCATCGTATTATTTGGTGACAAAACGCTTTTAAGTAAACCAAGTGCATTTGACCGAATCAATGTTCGTAGGTTATTCATTGTTCTTGAGAAGGCTATTGCTCGTGCAGCTCGCTTCTCATTATTTGAATTCAACGACCAATTCACTCGTGCTTCATTTGTAAATCTTGTAGAGCCGTTTTTAAGAGATGTTCAAGGCCGCCGTGGTATTTACGACTTCCGTGTAGTTTGCGATGAGTCAAATAATACTCCAGAGGTTATAGATAGAAATGAATTTGTTGGTGATATATACATTAAGCCGGCTCGTTCAATTAACTTTATTCAACTTAACTTTGTTGCCGTTCGTACCGGTGTTTCATTTGACGAAGTTGTTGGTAAGTTCTAATAAATAGAAAAACAGGAGATAAAAAAACATGGCTTTTTCCGTAAATGATTTCCGTTCCCAATTAGTTGGTGACGGTGCTCGTCCAAATCTGTTCGAGGTGGCTATGCCCTTTCCTGCGTTTTCTTTACCAGCAAACGCACAAACAAAATTAACCTTTATGTGTAAAACAGCACAACTTCCCGGCTCAACAGTCGGTGTTGTGCCTGTTCAATATTTTGGTCGTGAATTAAAGTTTGCAGGAAATAGAACATTCGCAGATTGGACAATAACAATCGTCAACGATGAAGACTTTATTATCCGTAACGCCTTTGAAAGATGGATGAACGGTATTAATAGTCACAATCTTAATGTGCGTAATCCAGTAGCTCAGGCTCCTGCAGGTTACACAGTTGATGGTCAAGTAACACAGTTTGGCAAACAAGGTAATACACTCAAAAAATATAACTTTGTTGGTTTATTTCCAACAGATTTAGCTCCAATTGATGTTGATTGGGGTGCTAATGATACAATTGAGGATTTTACTGTAACGCTATCATATCAATGGTGGGAAGCAGTAGAAGACGGTGTAGTGTAGTGAGAAGGACTTCGGTCCTTTTCTATTTTTTATAGGATGATATAATATGGCAGTAAAACTTTTTGGGTTTACCCTAGGTCGCAAGGATGTTGTTCAACCACAACTTCCTGAGCAACCTTCTTTCGCACTTCCTACAGAGACGATGGATGATGGTGCAGTTACCATTACATCCAATGCTCATTATGGAACTTATGTTGATTTAGAAGGCTCTGTTCGAAATGAAATTGAATTGGTCACTCGCTATCGTGAGATGTCTAATCATCCAGAGTTAGAAATGGCCATTGATGATATTGTCAATGAAGCTATTTCTCATAATGAAACTGGTAAGATTGTCACTATTGTTTTAGATAAACTTAAACAACCAGAGTCCATTAAAAAGAAAATCATTGAAGAATTTGATTCTATCCAAAGAATGCTTAATTTTAGCAATTTGGCCGATGACCTATTCAAACGATGGTATATTGATGGTCGTTTAAATTACCATGTTGTTGTTAATGAACAGAATCCAAAAGAAGGGATTCAAGAATTAAGATATATTGACCCACGCAAGATTCGTAAAGTGCGTGAAGTTAAAAAAGAAAGAGATCCAAAAACAGGCGCTAATATCATTGGTTCAATAGCTGAATACTATGTTTATAATGATAAGGGCACAACAACGCAAACTTATACAAGCAATATTAATGCTGGCTTAAGAATTGCACCAGAATCAATTATCAATGTAAATTCTGGATTAATGGATGCAAAAAATACATTCGTTATTTCATATTTACATAAAGCAATTAAACCACTCAATCAGTTAAGAATGATTGAGGATGCTATTGTTATCTATCGCTTATCCAGAGCACCAGAAAGAAGAATATTCTACATCGATGTAGGTAATCTTCCTAAAGGTAAAGCTGAACAGTATCTCCGTGATATTATGGTCAAGTACCGTAATAAGATGGTATATGATGCTCAGACTGGCGAATTAAGAGATGACCGTAAGCACATGTCAATGCTTGAAGATTTTTGGCTCCCACGCCGTGAAGGTGGCAAGGGCACCGAAATTACTACATTACCAGCTGGCCAAAATCTTGGTGAGTTAGCTGATGTGGTTTATTTCCGTCAAAAACTTCTTAATTCATTGAATGTTCCTATTTCAAGATTAGAACCACAACAAGGCGGTATGATTGGTGTTGGTAGAACAACTGAAGTTACACGAGATGAAGTTAAGTTTTCTAAATTCATTCAAAGATTGAGAAACAAGTTTTCAACTGTCTTTGACCAAGCTCTTCGTATTCAATTGGTACTCAAAGGTATTTGTACCACAGAAGAATGGGAATTATTTAAAGAAGACATTTACTTTAACTTTGTAAAGGATAACAATTTTACAGAACTTCGAGATACTGAACTTCTTCGTGAAAGAGTATCCTTATTACAAACAGTTGACCCATATATTGGCCGATATTATTCATCCGAATGGGTTCGTAAAAATATTCTTCAAATGGACGATGAACTTATTCAACAAATGGATAAAGAAATTGCTCAAGAAGATAAAGATGGGACTGGTGGTCCAACATCGCCAATGGGAGGTGAAGAAGTTTCAGCTGACCAATTTCCGCCAGAAGATAACACCCAAGAAGACGGCGCCAATGATTCAAAGACTCCACAACTTGATGCTGATGTGGAAAAATATAGTAATATAAATAGAGCTTAACGGAGAAAATTATGGAAACATCACAATTTGTTGACCAACTTGCAGCTGGAGAAGCAGCAAAGGCCAAAGAAACATTAACTGATTTAGTATCTGCTCGTGCATTTCAAGCACTTGAAGACCGTAAAATGGATATTGCTAAGTCAATGTTTGGTGGCCAAGAAACAGCCGCCGATGACCAAGTAGATATTGAAGTTTTAGATGCCAATGAAATTAATGGTGTCAGAATGGGAGATATTGAGGTTCAAGATACAGAGGATACAGAAGCTTAATGAGAAGCTTAAAAGAATTTAAAGAAACACCAGTTGTTGAGGAAGAGAAGCAAGACTACTCTAAATTTGACGCATTGGTAAGAGCTGGTTTGGCTAATAGAACTCAGCTTCAAAGGCTTCATCGCATTTTAGCTAAAATGAGTGAAGAAAGACCTACTTTTAATTCTACTGATAGAACATTAATACAAGGTCTTTTCAATAAAATGACAGACCTTATTACCAATAACAAACAGATTTTTCAAAAAACTAAATTAGCTGTTCGTGAAGAAATTGAAGAATTTACTGAAGCCCATAAAAATTCTAATGAAGACCCACCCTTTGTTTTGATATTGCGTAGAAAGGCTATTCGTCTTTTTCCAAACAGTCAAAAGGTTGCTTTATACTATAATGCAAAATTAGATAAATCATTTAGTGTTCCATATGGTCTTGGAATTGATGGTGTAATACAAGCGGAAAATTTGGCGGATGGCATAAATACACTTGATGA